GCAAGCTGCTTCTGAAACGCTGTGTCCGCAGCGAGCTTATCGACCAGCTTCACGTTGAACGATTCCGCAAGGTCGGACTTCTGCGCATCGGTAAGGTTGAGTTGCTTCAGGTACACTTCCGCGTTCTTGGCGAATGATTCCGTGGCGTACTGGTTTGTCTTCTCAGCGATTCCGCCGATGAATGACTGATCGTCAGCCTCCCGGCGCGAGTTCAATTCCGCCTGAAGCCTCTGCACTTCTGGGCTGGCCGTCTTCTGGCCTGGGGGGATTGCCGCGCCACCTTGCACTGCCTTTTGGTACCAGTTCCAAAGGGCATTAATCGCACCCTTAGCTGCCGGGTCTTCAGTAGCACTCCATTGTTCTTTTAGCATCGCTTCGATGCCTGTTCCAATCAACGCAGCCCGAAAATGCGGAGCAACTGCGGCGTCAAACGCTTGTGGGTCTTTCGTGCTCAACTCCGCCAGCGCGTCGGGCAACATCTGGTAAAAGCCCTTCTGCATCGACTCAGGAAGTTCCGCAATCACGGAGTAGTCTCCAGCCTCGATCTTGGCGTCCACTTGCTCAACGTCTGCCACGCGCTGCATGAGGTCAGCCGCAGCCTCAGAGCCGCCCAGAGCGTCCAGCGTAGACTTCCATGCCCGTACATCCTCCAAACCCTTCGGCGCGACCTCCTGCAACGCCTGATACCGGGCGTAGTTGTCCCGCATCTTCGTAAGCATGTCGGCTTTGTCGGGGTAGAGTTCGCGGAGTTCCTTGAGCGCCTTCGACCACTCAGGATTGAACCGGCGACCGTCAACCTTGTCGGCTTCGGTCTGCTGTGTACTCTCTTGGTTCTCGGTCTGAGATTCCGCTTGGTCGAGTTCTTGCGTTTCAGCAGCGGTGGATAAATCCTGGTCGCTTTCGGTCGTTTGGTCGATTACTGCGGCTTCATCTGCCATTGGTCAAGTCTCCGTGGTCTATTTACTGTGTGACATTGCCTTGAAACCTTTTGCGCTGGCTATCATTCTACCCAGCCGTCCGCTGTGGTGTCCCTGCAAGTCCTTCGCAGGTATCTTCTCGCCTTGCGGAATACCCAACGCGCGATGCAATGCGCCGGGATGCTCAGTAAACGATCCTTTTGCGCCCAAATTGACTGTCTTCGTCTTGGGCTTCTTCGTCATCGCATCCGCTACCACTCCGCCTACGCTCTTGCCATTCATTGCACTCATCGCAACCCTAACTTTCTGCGTAGGCGAATAGGAAGTTTAGCATTCGCCTCAGCGTTCAATTTGTTTGTGTAAATCTGAATCGCCATCTTTCTAATGCTCATTCCAACGCCTTTCCTGAATACGAGAGTTTCTGTTTCGTCGGAACACCCTGCCCATCAACGCCTTCCTTTTCCTGCACGATCTCATGCACATCTGGCGTAGGCTGCACGTCCTCTGGTGCTACTGTGATGCCGTATTCCTTTGCCAGCACTGCAACCTGAGCAACCGGTCCGAGCTTGTCAACGGCCATCGTCACACCCGGCTTCACTTCTGGCATCGGAGGCGGCGCGGACAACTTCTGGGCCATCTGCGTATGACCCTGCCAATGCAGCATCAGGTTCTGGAAGATGGGAGGCTTCTCTCGCTTGAGTTTCTGGCCTTCCGGCGAGTTGATCTTGTTGAAGCAAACCTGTTTTTCAATGATATGGTTTACGCTGTCATCCTGTTCAACCGGCACAGAACAAACCGTTGGGGGTATCTGACTCACCGCCTGCTGTACTTGCTGCATCGCCTGTTGGCCTTCAGGTGACTGCGACTCTGCCTGGGCTTGCGGATCGGCCGCCGCGTGTATTTGAGACTGCTGTAGAGCCATCTGAGCCTGAGCCAGCGCAGGATTAGGAACCGGGACAGTCTTGAGAATGATACCAAACTCTTCCTGCTGTTTTCGCACCGAGTCAGTCCCAGAAATCAGGATTCCAAACCGCTTCGTCACCCGGTTCAATGCCTCGAAGTTCATCGGGTCGTTGAGGCTTTGCGCCAGAACGGGAACATTCGCCGAGTTCTCTACCGCATCCATTAACCGCGATTCCTTCTCAGCCTCAGACTCAGGGAATCCGCTGTCCGCCTCTGGGAAACAATACGCATCCCCGTTTGCCATCTTCGAGAAGTCAACCGAGATGCGCCCAACTCCCGGAACCATACCAGATGCTTTCCCTTGCCGGTTCTTGCCAGCCCACTTCGCCGCGTTGCCGCATGAGATTGCGATTCCCCACGTCATCGCGTTGTAGGGAGTTCCAAACACCTGCAAAGCCTGGTCGCGCTGGATTGTGATGCCGCCTACAGTGTCTGTGTTGGTATCTTGCCCAAACATAGAAGGACTCGCGCCATCTAGTGCTTCAGGTAGCCCGTCAATCATCTGCTGAATGAAGTCGGCAAGCTGCGCGGGAGGAGTAGGAACTTGCTCGATCCCCGTATAGCTTGAGATGTCTTCCCCGGCATCGCGCGTGACCGGCATCGAGTATGCGGGGTCGTTTCTCTGCTGGGTAATCGCCTCGGAACTAATCTTCTCAACGTCGTGCATCTTGCGCGGGACGCAGGCAGTCATGTACCGATTGAACAGGTTGAAATCGTAGTTCAAAACCTTTTGCGTGGTCAGGTTGTTTGTGCCAATTGCTCGCCGGTTCTGCCCAGTACCCTCACGTGAGTACAGGATAATCACGCAGTCGTCCATCTTCTCGTTGCGGCAGTAGGCAAACTCCCCACCGCAGAAAACAATCCTCATCCCATCGGGGAACATCGACCGGAACTGCTTACGCAATCCCTCATCGACAATATCTCGGTACTGCGATGGCCTGACCCACCATGTATTCTCAGTCACTGCCCGGTCAGTCGCGTTCGATGTGAAGCCCGTCTGGTTCTGCACAGCATTCCTGACCGTCAGTCGGCAAGTACGCGAAATCTGCCCGTGATTTCCAGCACCTCCTGAAATCTTGCTGGCAATCCACGGATACTTCTCTTTCGACGTTGCCTGATCAATCTCGCGTTCGCGCTCACACCACGGCAACGGCTCATCCTCGTCAATCGACATCGGGACGCGAAACTCCAGCTTCCCGTATGCCCGTGTAACCTCCTGCATCCCCGGGTTATTGCCGTCCATGTCGAACCGCTGCGCATCGGCAATCGTCTCGGTAATCAGAGCAACGCGATCATCGGTGTAGAACAGTCCCCCCACCTTCACACACATCTTGCGGACGTTCGTCGCCTGCTTCCATAGGTGCTTATACTGTTCTGCTTCCTCAGCGTATTGCTGGTCAATCGCAGACTCAGGTAACTTTGGGAAGAATTCAGGCTCAGGGTCTTTCACCGTCAGCGCAGAGACGATCTTGTCCTTTCGTGCGCCATAAATGTTGATTGACCACATGCGCCCACGATCTTGCTGTGTGACTGCCCCTGCACCCAGTCCTGCATTGCCACCCGTCCCGGCAATCACCCACGATCCGCCAGACTTCGCGTTCGTAAGCCACTGGTATCCACGGTCAAACAGCCGCGCCTCAGCCGCTTGTATCACTTCCCAGATGCGGGCAGCGTCCTCATACTTTCCCGCGCCGTCAATCATCTCGCGTATCGCTGTGACAGTATCGACTCCCAGTTCATCGGGGCCATACATATCCTCTGGCGACATCTCAAACGGAGCATACATCCCCAGGTTGAGCTTGGACGTGTCCATCGGCTTGAGTTCTACCGCTTCGCCTACTTCTTCCGTCTCGTCTGTTGATTCAGTGGCCATCGGGATTATCGTACCACGCTATTCTTTTGGCGCGTAGAACTTCGTTTGTGCTTCGATTGCCTGTGCCTGCATCTGTTCAAACGATGGCTCGGTCACGGCTGGCACAACTGGAGGTTTTGGCTTCACGGCTACAGGCGGATTGGTTCTGACGTAGGTGTATTCCAGCAACTCGATTCGCACGGCATCGCGTACCAAGTCTACCAGCCACATGCGGAACTCAGCCTTCCATCGTTGGATCATTTCCACCACTCTCCCCCGTCTGCCTGCTTCTCCTGCATTGCATGCTCCCGCAATTGTATCAGGTAGTTCGCCATCGGATCGGGTGTCGCCGCAAGTTCTTCCTCAACTTTCTCGCGGTGCGTCTTCGCCGGGGCATTGAACGCGAACGACATTGCCAAACAGTCTCCATCGTCCGGTGACGACATCCCGCGCTTCTTCATATCATCCTTCTTCTCAAGCTGAATCTGATTCTTGCCGCTGAATCCGTACTCCGGCGTTGTCAAATCCATCTCAAGCTCAGGGTCGTCGGGAATATCCCCTCCGCCATTCAGCCATCCCTTCATCAATCCCCAAACCTCAGCCCTGCGATTGAAATACATATCAGGGTCGGCAGGTCTTGCGCCTCCATGAAACTCCACAAGTCGGTGTTCGGGTTGCTTTACCCACTCGACCATGTTCTTTCGCAGGATGTCCACGACAGGCCCACCGTTTCCGTCGCCGTCAATCACCACCATGCGAGCCTTGTGTAACACGATCTGCTCTTGGATGTGACCAGCCACGTTGACTGCATCCTGGCCGCGCAACTTAGCGAGAGTCTGCCATCGCAACCCCTGGCGCAGCCCGATGATCGTTCTGTCATCCCCAAACCGCGCCACATCACACGAGATGATCTTTGGCATCCGCTCATAAGTCTCAACCGGCAACATACGCTTGCGGGCCACAGACACAATATCAGCGGGGATAAACTGATTCCCCCCAGCGCGTGGGAACTCTCCCTTGACTCTAACCCTAACAAAATCAGAGTCTTCGCCATAATCTGCAACCCATTTGTCTAACTGTTCTTTGTTCGTGCCTTCGATTCCCCGTGAATCAATATGCCGTGTCTCCCAGCGATGCTTGTATCGTCCAAAGCATTCCCTGAATCGCCCCGTGTTCTTAGTAGGATTGCCGAACGCCAGCCAAATGATTTCAGTGTTCTCGTCAGTCAGTGCGCCCTCTGTGACCTCCCATATCTTGTCCGAGATGGCCGACGCCTCATCGTATACGACCAAGATGCGCTTGCCCCTGTTGTGCAGCCCCGCGAATGCTTCCGTGTTGTTCTCAGACCACGCAATGCGGTCGATCCGCCACAGCCGTTCATGCTCTTTGTCTTTGACGCTGATCGTCGTCGCTCCCACGTTGAACCAGTGCGTCGTTATCGACATCCCGAACCACTTGCAAACCTCCGGCCAGGTCTTAGTCTGCAACTGGCTCTCTGTGTTAGCCGTGACCACCACGCGGCAATCCTCGCAGGTGTCTACCGCCCATTTACACACCATCGCTATCAACGCAGTCTTGCCGATGCCATGCCCAGACGCAATCGCTAGCTGCAAGGGCGTTGCCCAGGAATCAGACTGAAGGTGTGCGCCAATCTCCGCCAGCACGTCACGCTGCCACTGGCGCGGGCCGGATGAGTCGGCAAGCTCGCCCTGCTCTTGCCACGGAAAAGCATACATCGCGTAGCCGAGCGGGTCGCGGCAGAATCGCCCTATGTCCGTGCGTAGAAGTTGCTCACTCATTTACGGAACCTTGCGGGAACGTAGTACGCAGGTTTGGTGGAGCGGGCTGGAATCGAACCAACCCTCACATCGGATTTCGCAACCACGACCGACGGCTCTGCCATCTGAGCTACCGCCCCATCTTTATCCCAAGTGATCTTCTTACATTTCGCGCATCTCTTAGGCTTGGAGTCGGCCAGCCATACATGCCCACATCTATCGCAACGCCACGCTTGCACCATTAGTACGCTCATGCACTAATAGTACACTCACTCAATCCCCACGCGCTTGCGGGCCTGCGAGATGCTTGCAGCCAAACTAACCTCAAGAGGCCCACCGTCCGGCCCGCTGATCTCACTTTTCTCAGTAAACAGCTTGAAATACCGACCAAGCCGTTCCAGGTTCTGCCCTTTGTCGGCCAGCTTGATCTTCTTGCACAGCCCATAAGCGTGCTTCTCATCACCCGTTCCTTCAAACAATTCAGTGACTTCAAGCCCTGCCACAGCCATGCGAGTGAGATCGTCAATCTCTCTGATCTGTTTCATGCTGCCATCAGATTCAAGCAATGCGCCGGGATCGTAGAACGCCAGCTTCGCCAGTTCCTGCAATACGCGGTCTGCGCTGATTTCGAGCCGGTCGAGCCGTTTCCCCGTCTTATCAGCTACTTGGGAGGCTACTTCAACATTCTTCAACAATCGCTGCCCCTGCGAGTATGCCGTCTTCTTGCTGTATCCCGCACGAATAGCGGCCTTTGTCGCGTTGAGGTCAATCAAATACTCAGCCACGAATCGAGCTTGCCGGTTTGGGAGTTTGATGCCCATT